CTCGGTTGCAAGAGAGCCCAGTGTGTTCGCCACAATAGGCGACGTAGCCACACACGGCACTGTTCCGACAACCACAACATCACCGGCAGCCACATCGGAAACTGGCGTATGATCGATGTACTTACCTTCCTGCACAAAAATAGCTTCCATAGTTTTCTCCTAAAAATTAGATTGATTGTTGAAATTATGCGTTCGCCCGAACACCGCCGAGAGGATCTTGCAGGGCGACGCCGAAATCGTGATAACCTCGCATCTGGATACCGAGCGTGTTAAAGTCCGCATCTGCCGTTTCGATTGTTGGCGCATCTTTACCGTCAAGCAGGGCGACTTCGATTACAGGCAGACTCATCGGATTGGCCAGCAAATAGTAGCTCGTAGCACTGTATCCGGTGATTTTCGAATTACTGAGGTATCGGCTTGAAACCGGTTTATATTTTCCACGATGCGGATTTCCGCTCGGCTTCGGCGCCCCGGCCGTCGCAGCTTCATTCACGAATTGATCGTTGTATATCTGTTGGGCGTCAATTTCGAGATCAACAGGCACCAGAAGAATTTCAGGAATGGTCCCGATCGGGTTTCCTTTTGTGTCGACGAGTGCATTGAAAACTCCAATGGCCTTTTTCAGGCCTGCGACAGACAAAGCTGACGAGGCCGACACGTTGTTGTATCCAGCCGCAAAGAATGAACTGTTGTTCAGGAATGCCGTCCAAAACACCATGTTCAACTTTAACCCGGCATCACGCCCGAGCTTTTGCGTCGAATTGCCTGTTAAAGCGCCAAGATCATCATTAATGATATCCTGACGAGAGATCGACAAGAGTTCACCATAAGTATCGGCCTTATTCGTAAAGCTTCCCTCGCCGTAACTTCCATGCTTCAATTCGCCATCGGGGCCGACCTTTTCGTACCCCCCTCCGCCGATCAGACGATAAGATGTGATTGCTTTGAAGTCGCTGACGCTACGAATCGATGCGATCTCGCGCCAAGCCTGCTCAACCATGTTGAAGCTGGCGAGAAGGTACTTGTTTGCGATGTTCGACAAAATTCCGCTCACGCTCGACGTGCTGAATGCAGCTTGAAGAACGTTTTTCAGATTGCCGTTGCGGATTCGATCTCCCGGCCTGAATGACAGCCCAGCATCGGCAGCAGCCAGCAACAGAAATTGCTGTAACGACATTCTCCGGTAGTCTCGATGCGCAGCTTCAAGCACATTCGGAGCGAAACTTTTTTCGAGATTCGGCATTCCCGCCGACATGCACAGAGCCGCTTCAAGAACCAACGGCGACGCATCGACCGGCTGACTCGATCCGACGTTCGGAGCTTTCGGTCGAGACGCTTTCAAAACTTCAAGCTCGGCCCGGTCCTTTGTCCACCCCTCCTTGATCGCCTGAGCGCAGATTGTTGAATAATCATTGCCGCAAACGGCCTGAATTCCGGCAATACGAGTTTGCTCGGCAGCCATTTGCAAACGCATTTTCTCAACAAGGTCGTCGGCGGCTGACGCGTTCACGCTGGGCGGAGTAGGATTTTCCTGTTGTTTCGCAGGACTCGTTTTTTGCTCCAAATCAAACTTCGCCTGCATCAAAACAATCGTTTCTTGCGACAAATCTTCCTGTTTGAGACCCATCGCCTTCAACCATTTTTCAAATTCCATACCATTTTCTCCTGAAATATTGTTACTGTTTACTGCGGACGCATTAACCGTTGCACTGGCTTTTTCGTCCGCTCCTACACTAAGGAACGAAAATTCCTGTAAAACACCTTGCCTGACGACATACGACGGGCCTTCAATATTTTTCCCGTTACATTTGACCTTTTCTCCTACATCCACATATTCAAGTTTTTCAATACCAACCCCTATCGAAACCGGCCATTTAAAGCCGTTTTTCGCATGGAATACGACCTTATAAGACGGGTCGTTACTGTCTTCCGTGTTTCCGGTGATGTTTCCTGTGATTTTTATTTTGGAGTTGCTTATCTCGGCAGTCCCTTGGCCGACAATCATCGACCTATCATGATCAAGCAGAGCTGAAACATTGCTCGATCTTAGTCCCGACAGGTCGACGGCGATAGGAAGCGGAAAGCCATTGACACTAACAACGCCGCCGAAATACGCATCGACAGAAAAACTCGGAAGCTTTTTTTGTTCCCCCTCCGCAGCCATCGTCAAATCAACATTTGCCGACGCCTCGAGTGAGAATTTTCCAGGACAATCATTCTTCGTCTGTTGTTTTTTCTTCTTGAACAGCGACATCTTTATTTTCCTTTGTTTGTTTTGATGGAGTTGCAGTTGTAATGTCGAGAGATTTACATAATGCAATCTCTTTTGCTCGTTGACGTATCACATCTTCCCAGTCCAACCCTTGCTTTGCGCACTCAATTGCCAATGTGGTCGTATTGCTTTCAAGTCGCGTCGCCTGTGCAGTAGCCTCTTTCACTGGGTCGACATGTTCAAGTCCGTCCCAGTACCATAGATGCTTTGTATTCTTTAGGTTCCATCCGAAAAACTTAACTGCCTCAACAAGCCACGCATTGAAAACCTTATCAATTACGATCAGCTCACAATTAGATCGATCAACTGCGTTCGATTTGAAAAATGTCTGGTGATCTAATCGGCCTGAGGCATAGTTATAGCTGCTCGAATTGCAGGCGGCGATATTGTACGGAATATTCAAACATCGAGCGATTTCATTCAATATTTCCTGTTTAAATTGCGGATAAGTGGTCGATGGCTGCTCTGATTTTACCTGATAGGCTTCCCAGCCTTCAGGCAAGGTCGTCATCAGTCCGCGACCTACTTCGAGCTCTGCGAAGTCGCCGCCAAGTTTTTCACTTACATTTGCCGGCCCGGCCTCTGGAGTTCCGCTCGATTTCAAAAACATCGTGAATTCAGCGAGAATTTCAGCCGTATTCAGGACCGCGAGCGTATACCGTCGAAGCTGAGCAAACAAAGGCAGGGCTGGTGTAATTTCAGGTATTCCGCGAATTTGACCAGGCCTATCAGTCCTAAACCAATGAATAATATACTGTGCTGAAACATTGTCGAAGTCAGCAAATCCGCCATTCAGGCCACCAGGATGATATTTATAAACACAATACGATGCCGGATTTCCGTATTCGTCAAATTTAATTCCTTCGATGTAATCAGTGCTTGCCATAGCGGGAGTATCTATTTGATCCGCCTCGATCAGTCTCAAATCGAGAGATATATTTTCTCTTTTTGGATTGGAGACCAGCATTGCAAACGCCTCGCCGTCCTGAGCGCGGGCCATTCGCATAGCCCTAAGCTTACCGGAAAGATCAATTTCGTTCGCCCAGCGGATAAATTCAGATTCAACTTGACGGCACAAAACCTTATCGTCATCGAGCATTTGCAGACGTGGGCCAGTACCAATTAGATAATTTGCCAAAGTTAAAACAATACCCTTGGCGTATGAATTATTGGCGACCTCGTATCGAGCATTTTTACGAAGTCGCAAACGGATTTCTGACGTATTGGCGCGAACAGCATCGTAAGCGTCTGCATTTGACCAGTGCCGCCTGTTTTCACTCGTAATTTGTGCCGCATCATAGCGCGCACGCATAGACCGAGTTACCGTGGCAACTCTTCGTATTTGTTTTCCGCTTTTTTTATTGGACATTAAACACTTCCAGGTGGGATCAGTTTGCAAATTCCAATTCTCGGCAGACCACTTGAATTTGTCGAACTCGACTGAGCTTTAAATTTTGCAAGTTCGATCAGGTCTGGAATAGGATGCTGATTTACAGTCCCTTCGTCGCCAGATACGCTTTTAGGCCCGGCGGCAACCTCGTCAAGGATATCGTTAATTTCTTCGGACATTTGCAAAACCTCTCATTTTGTTTTTTGGAATTTCCGCAACTCGTCTATCGGAAGATTTCGAATTTTCGCCGCTTGCTTTAATTCCGCAGTAGCTTGCTCCAACAGCACACCCGACAATGCAGTCAAGCCAATGGTTGTCTGGCTTGTTTGGTTTCAACACCCATTGCCGAACGGTTCGGCCAAGTGCCAGGACGTCAACCCATGTTTCACTTTCAGCGACATGCTGAGCGAATAATTCATGCTGCTGCTGCTCTCCAAATATCGTTACACAACCATTCTCTCCGGGCGGCGTAAGCAGTCCGGCATGAATAAACGTTTTCCAATAGTTCGCATCGAAAAGTATGTGCGGAAATTCACGAGACTTTGAAACATTTGGAACATACCAATGATTACCGTGTTGCTCACCGGGCCGTTTTTGCCATGTTGACATCGGTTTCTTGGATGCAGGAACCGACATGCCCTTTGAAAGCTCCATCAAAGAACCACCGACCTTATGTTTCACAGCGGCGATAATACCTTGTGCGGGCTCCCATCCCATATCAACAAGGATTTTGTCGATCTTCATTAATCCGTTGCCGCGGGCGTAATTTTTAGCCTGATATGCCCCAACCAACGATTCAAGGCCAGCCTGAACCGATCCATTTGGACCAGACCCTGGAAATTCATCTTGCAATGTTTTACCCGCCGAATCGAGTGTGAAAATACTTCTCGATTGCTTCGGAAAAGCACCATATTCTATGACATATCCGGCTGAAAAATTTTCTTCCCAGCCACAAATGCAGTAGAAAAGCAAATTCTTATGAACGTCGATAAACATCGTAAGCTTCGAACATGATATCGGAATCTCACCTTGCCTACGGCCGTTTGCTTTTTTGCACATCTTTTCAATTGTCAAAACTTCGCCAGACAGTTCAATGTGGCTCATCGGCTCATTCTGGTATTCAGCGAAAAAGCACTCGTCGCCGCGATCGAACTTCAAATTCATCGCGTGCTGAATGGCAGACATCTCGCCGTTGTCTTTTAGATATCGTTCGGGCCACGCCGCTATGGCACCCTCATCCATCTCGGCTTGATGCTGACGATAAAAATCTGTGGCCTCGTGGCCATCTCCGTCAGCTTTTAGCGACTCATCTCTTATTT